CAGAAGTCAACCTTTTTGAGATTCAAGAGTACTTAGAAGTTGCAAGAAGCCGAGTAACTCAGCAATTTATGTTAGATGCTGATGGAATTGGCCCTATTGTCTTTGACAAGTATCTCCAACTCCTCCTTGGTGGGAAGATTGAGCTTCAAGAAGTCTTCCGTCAATTGATGCAAGAACGTTCTATTGACACTGCTGTTGGTGCTCAATTAGATATCGTTGGCGATATCGTAGGACAACCAAGAGAGCTTATTGATACAGCTCTATTAACGTACTTTGCTTATCTTGGTTATCCAGATGCTCAGTCTTTTGGTGATTTGGATAATTCCTCAGTTGGTGGTCCGTATAGAGGTGTTGATGATCCTCTTGCCGGTAACACACTCCTAACTGATGAACAATATAGGCTTTTCATCAAAGCCAAGATTATAAAGAATAATACAAATGCTACACCAAACCAAATCCTTGAGTTTATTAACTTTGTATTTGGTAGCGATAATAACCAACTGATTGAAGAGGGTGATGCTGCATACACCCTTCTTATTGGTAAAGAGTTAAGTAACTTTGAAACAGTACTCCTCACCTATGTAAGTTATTCAAGTGGATATCCTTCTAGGTTTGTCCCTAAGCCGATTGGCGTAAGAGTTAATTACGGGACATACATTTCTGGAGGTGCCTTTGCATTCCAAGGTGTTCCGGGAGCTAAAGGTTATGGAGATTTATTGTCCGGTACTTATGGTTATGGTGCAGGGTACGGTATTGGATACGGCGACAGTGATTTCACACTTGGTGATGGTGGCGTGTATGCCTCACTTATATAAAGAATTAAGGAATAAAATATATGGCTGCTGAAATCTCCCCATTCGTCGAAGCAAACTTTGGTTGGCCCTACGGGTCATCCGGCTGGAACGATGATATGGATGCGAACTTGGTCAAGTTCTCCTATCTGTTTGACCGCAATATCGACGGAATTGTCGGAAGCCTGCCAGCTATTGTAAACGGTAAGGCTTACTTTCTTACTCTTGACAATCGTCTTTATTTTGATGTTGATGGTCAACGTTATTCTAGCCCAACTCCTAAGTGGTTTGTTGTTACTGATAGAGTGAGTGGGCAGACTTATCAGTTTGATGGTACAACCTTAAATAATATTGATACTCCGTCATCTATTGATAGTAGACTAGACTCTGTCGAGTTGGTACTGACATCAACCGGATCTTCGTTGGTTGGCCATACAGACGGTCTCACAGGCTCAATTGATACAGATGTTTCTGCCACACTGAAAGAAATTATCAATGCTCGGAGGTTTGGAGCTATTGGTAATGGTGTCACAGATGATACAGCGGCAATCCAATCTGCTTTGATTGCCGCTGCTGGTAAAATTTTGATCATCCCCGCTGGCAACTATATCATTTCATCTACATTATATACCCCTGCATCAACTACAGTTGTGGGCCAAGGTAAATTTGATAATTGGGACACACAAACAGGTGGTACTAGGTTTAGCACTACAGGCGGGGGGAATGCACAACGATGGACGGATATCACAGGCTCGGACGCAGCAGATGACACCCCTCTTTTTGTAGCAATGGGGGCTTCTGTTTATTATGAAAACATAACCCTTAATACCAACTCTTGGTCAATTGGGTTTATGTTCCCCTGCGTAAAACAATGCGGTGTTTTACGTTGTCAAGGGTTTGGATTTACAGATGCTTGCCTCTACTTAGACTTGACTTGGAGTGACCGCAACACTACTCTCAAGGCATTACACCCCACAATTAACCCGTCAACAGGGATGAATGAATTTTTTGCAGAGGATTATTGGTTCATCGGTGGTGGTTCTGCCGGAGGGGGTATAAAAATCCAAGGTACTACAAGGTCCGGAACATCTGTAGCTACATCCGCAGATTGGCTATGGGGTTGGGGAGGGGCCTCTGATACCGTGTTCAGTAAGGGTCGCCTCAGTGCAACTGGGTCCACTGGGTTTTGCTTTTCCCACGACGCCCAGTTATTTGGTGCTAACGTATTTGCCCAAGGGACCACTGTCAGAGATAATGCACTGAGATTGTCCAGTAGTGGTAGGTATGCAGCCAAGCTTGATCGATCAAATCGTATTGTTTTCGATGGATGTTATGGTGAGACTACTGGGACCAATGGTATTGTTTTCAACGTCACTACTAACACACAAAACAGCGTAGATGGGGTACTTCGTGTAAATGATAAAATCAATGCTGATGTCTATTTGAACGACGTTGATACAGGTTTTAGTGGTAGTACCGTTCCGTGGAGTGTGACACGTTGCATAACAATGAAACGAGTAGATGGTAGAGATTACACAGCAAACTTTGATTCAAGTCGAAATTCCTCCCAATCTTTGAAAATTAAATCCTTTTCTACACTTGGGCAGACTATATTTTCTTTCGACAATGGGACCACCGTTACAGACTTTTTCCGGGTTCGAAACGATAGACTGCAACCTGAAGTTAATTTAAGTATGGATGTTGGTGCGGCATCTTTTAATTTCAATAAATCCTTTATTGCCCAAAGATTCTTCACAGCCGCAGTATTTGATAGTGCAGGGTCTGGTACTCCAGAGGGTGTAGTCACAGCTCCTATAGGTAGTACTTATCGCAGAACTAATGGTGGAGCTGTGACTACACTGTATGTAAAAGAGTCTGGTACTGGTAACACAGGATGGGTGGCTAAATGAGTAAAGTATTTACGCTTAATGGTCAAATCATTAACATTGGTGAGTGGGACTATTGTATTACCACAGACGATGAAGGTAGTGAACTGGTTAGCAACCCCTTACCTGACGGTGCTATCGAGGAAGATGTAGAATACGTACACGATGCTAAGGGTCGTGTACGTCATCCAGAAGACTACTACTCACTTCGTAAAGCTGAGTACCCACCTATTGGCGAGCAGCTAGATGCACTGTTTGCAGCGGGGGCTTTCCCTGAAGAGATGTCAGCGAAACTTCAAGCTATTAAAGACAAGTACCCAAAGCCCGAATAACTAGTTAGGAATAAATTAATGAGTGAGATTTCAAAACCTGACTACACTTATTTGTGGTCTTCTGGGGGTGCTATTGTAGCCCCAAGTAACGTAAAAGTACAAACTGGGTGGACTGCTGAAGTACCACCTTTCCAGTGGGAAAATTGGTCACAGAATCGTCAGGATCAGGCCATTGCTCATATCCTTCAAAAGGGTGTTAGTGTCTGGTCTGCAACTGGTGAATACTACTTCACAACTTCTGGTGAGCGTTCCTATGTTCAAGGAAGTGACGGTAATATTTATGTAGCTGTTGCTGACAGTGTTGGTCAAAATCCTGTGACAGATGCTACAGACACTTATTGGAAAGTAGCTTTTATTGATGCAGTATCGCTAGCAGCAGCTCAATCGCTGAGTGGAGCTGCTGTCGGGAGTATGGATAACCTCCGCACGTCCGTGACAGCAGCATCTACATCTGCAACTTTCACAGCTGATTCAGTGGTTGTTGGGAGTGCTCTTAACGGAGTTCCCTATAAACTCACCTCAGTTAACAAAACAATCAACCTTGCGACTGTTGGGGTTGGAGGTATGGATACAGGTACAGCCCCTGTCTCTGGTTTTGTGTCAATCTACTTGATCTACAACCCAACTTCGGGGGCTTCTGCACTCCTTGCTTGTAACCAAACTACATCAAATGGGACTGTATATTCCGGGGCTAACATGCCAAGTGGCTACACAGCATCTGCATTGGTTAGTGCTTGGAAGACTAATGGATCTTCTCAACTGGTAATTGGGGCGCAAATTGATAGAGAAATTGATGTAGCTCTTGCCACTATCCTAAACACCACCTCCATCTTCACCAATTCACCAACCAGTATTGCCACTCTTGCACCACTCGCAGCTAAGGAGATTAGTGGTATATTCCAGTGTGGGGCGGCATCGGCTAACGTAAACAGTACTGTTGGGTTGGCATCCACGTCTTCCGGGATAGGCACTCGTAGTTGCGGAGGTACTAGTGTTGTAGCTGCTGCTGTTACACAGTGCTCCTATTCAGGCCTTATGCTTGTAACACCCCAAACTGTATTTTTCACCAGCACTGTAGGCTCTGGGAGTTTGAGTCAAGCTACTGCCTACATGTCTTCTTATAAAATCTAAGTGGAGAATATTTTATGATTGTTCAGTTTACTGACTCAACAGAAACTAAGATTTCCTCTGTATTGTGTGGGTGGCAAGAAGGCTGGGTTAATCTTGGGGAGATTGAAGTGAGCGACCCAAGGTATGTGGAGTTCACTAAGAAGATGTTCCTTCTTACACAACCTACAGCGGATTGAAATCTATGAGGATTTAATATATGTCAGCCAACTCTAATTTGTATAAAAAGCTTCTTGGGGTTGGTTGCTCATTTCACTCTCAACCGGTCTTAGGCTCAGCACTTTAAAGGTTAACTATGAATCCACTAAGAAAGAAACTAATAGTAGCCTTTATTGCTGCTGGACTGTCAGCTCCAGCAGCTTATGTTGGTTACGACTTAACATTGCCATCCGAGGGCTTGGTACTTGCTCCTTACTCTGACCCAGTTGGCTTAAAAACTTACTGTGTCGGACACCTAGCTACTAAGAAAGATGTCTTGAAAAAATCTTACACTGAAGAAGAGTGTATGCAGATCTTTGCGAAAGACTTTAAGAAGCATCAAACCGAAACCGATAAAATGGTCAGTGGTAAGTATGCTTCTGAGTGGCAACGTGGTGCCCTGACAGACATGACCTTCAACAATGGACCAAGTTTGATTGAGAAGTCTACAATGATTTCTTTAGTTAAACAAGGTAAGCATGTTGAAGCCTGTGACCAACTGATTCGTTGGGTTTACGCTAAAGGTAAGAAGCTGGGGGGCTTAGTGAAGCGTAGGGATAAAACTATGCCTTATTGTCTCGGTGAACTTTCTTACGAAAAACAGAAAGATTATGCCGACTTTTTGAAAGAGTATGAGTATGAAGTTAAAAAACAAAGTCAGTCTCATTGAAGATTGGAAGAAGCAGCTAAAGTCATACTCTGCAATTTCTCTATTCGCAAACATTCTGATTGCTTTGGCCTACGGACTATCTCTAGCATTTGGAATGGGGCTTGTGTATATGAGCCCTTTCTACATCGTATTGGTGATGGGCGGTGTTGCAAGTCTTGGTGCATTAGGTCGGTTCATCAAGCAACAGAAAGAGGACGAAGAGGATGTTCAATAGCTGGATGTTCTATCTCATCCTCGGGCTCTCTGCAAGTACCCTCACTTTGGGCTGGCTTTCACTATCTCTACACGACGATAAAGTGATAGCTGAGCAAGCACTAATCCAAGCCATCAACGTCAATTCTGATATGCAAGAGTCCCTTAACTTGAAGGGTTCTAGCTGTCAAATAGACGCTTCCTCTGGCGCCGAGCTTATATCTGAGAAGAATAAGATTGATGAAGGAATTTTTCCTGTAAACAGTCAACTTAAAGAATTGGCTACAGTAAAGAAAACGCCAAGTAAAGTTGTCACTGTTGTGGCACCTAAACAAAACGAGACTACTAAAAATGAAAGCAATTTCTTGCCTGATGATGGGCTTCTTAGTCCTTCTGTTACAAGGCTGCTTCACAACGGCTGGTGTAGTGTCTACCCCGACAGTGACCAATGTATTTCCACCAGACAACCTTCTGGTCAACCCTTGTAGGCCCACTCCTGCTGGAGAGAGTCTTATTGACTTAGCTATTGCTCAGAACACTAATGTAGGTTGTATTGCTAAGTGGGAAAAGCAGATGAATAAGATTAGGGATAACAAAGCAAAACAAAAGGCCCTTTATAATGTCAAATGACGATGCCAACATTAGGATAAACAACCTATGGGAAAGATTGTGTTTGGGTATGCTCTCTTTGATTGTTAGTGCCCTCTTTCTGACTTACCAAGCTCAGCGAGCAGACTTCAAAGGTCTTGAAGAAAAAGTTCTTACGATGCAGACAGGTAAGGTAAACCGGGAAGATCTTCGAGAGGTAGAGAACAGGTTGAACAACAAGATTGATGCTAGTATCTCTGACCTAATTGCAAGAAGTGCAGCAGACAAACAAGAGATTATTCGTACCATCGAACTCTACTTTGTAGGTGTTAAAAACAAACAACGGTAGAGGCATCCAATGATATGGACGATACTTGAAAGGACTATTCACCTACTCACTTTTGTTC